CCGCATCAGAAACCGACGAGTTATCCGCGGAAAAGAATCCGGGGTAGGAAAGCCCGTCAGGCCCGCCGGTCCAAGGATCGCCGAGTGCGGCATCGTTTGCGCCAGGGTCGTTGAAGAGACCGCTGCCGGTGATGAAGGAGTTGACATCGCCAGCCACACCCGCCTTGCTGCCAAAGGCCATGATGGAGTTGGGCAGAGCGTCAATCCCGTCAGTGTAGTTGAAGGGTTGGGCGCCGAGGGTCTTGTAGAGGAGCGTACCGCAGGTGAGGGATGAGCAGTAGTCGACGTTGGCGTCAGGCTGAACGACCCAGATCAACTCCTTACAGGGGTGATTGAAGTTAAGCTTGATCTTGTTTGAGGAGCTTCCGACGGATTCATCACCGGTGAATTGGAGCTGCTCAATGAGGTACTCGTGGGGGTTCTGGGCCATACGGCGGCGCTCATCCGTGTCCAAGAAGACGTAGTCGACATAGAGGGAGGCGGCAACGAGGGACTGGTTGTAGGCGCCGGCAACGCGCTTGCTGTTTGAGTCGGTACAGGCCAAATCGCTGACGGCCCAGAGGCACTCATCAATAGGGCGGATGTCCAAGTTGATCTTGACTTCGTGGTATTGGAGCGCAATGAGAGGAAGAGCCAACCCCGGGTTTCGGCAGTACCAGAATTGAAAGGGGATGTACAGGGTGGTTTCAGGGAGGGCATTGCGGGGCTCGCAGACCTGAACGGGCGCATTGGAGGCACAGGGGCCATCAACGCTGGCAAAAGATGGATCAGTGATAAAAGTCAATTGAGTAGTGTTACCGACCATCTTGAAGTAACCACGCTCCTGTTCCTTGGACAGGGTGAGCTGATTCCACAAGTGCATCCAGTCACCATATTGACGATCAATGCGTTGACCACCAATTTCGACTTCAACTTGACTAATCATCTGCTCTCCGGGGAAATCGAGCCATCGAGCCCAGACACCCTTGTCCGTGGCGGATTTCAATTGCTGGTTGATTTCGGGCAAAGTCACCTGGAGGTAGGTGCGGTAAGCCAAATCACCGTTGCGGCTAATGGTACAGGTTACACGGCGTCCGAAATCGGCTTGACCGTTGAACGTCTGTTCAATAGACTCCATGGAGAAGTTGGTGTGGCGACGGTAAGTCACCTTCCAGAAAGTGATTTGAGGGTTGCCCGTCAAATAGACATCTTGTGCGCCGTAAGCTACGAGTTGCATTAATCCTCCTCCCATTGTGTTATATTATGGCTAAAGAAAAAAATTTTAAAAAAATCAATTTAATTAAATATATGCCCTTTCAGATTTGCCTCAATAAACGATTGTAAATATGTGTCTAAATATATCTCTTTTTTTCCTTCATGTTTCTTTGAAAAGATGTACTGATTCTCTTGTTTTTTAATGGTCCAGCCATCCGTTAAAGCATTGTAAATGAAAGCCATTTTTTGTAATTGAACGATATCTATATTCTCAGGCAATTCAATCTGTAGATTCATATTATCAATAGAAAACATTAATTATTTCTAAACTAAACCAAAATATATAAAGAGAATATATCAGCAATATATATGATATATGCCTGTATTTAAACCTAAGAATTTGAAAAATATTATTGTTCTGAAGAAAAACATAACGACCTTGGATGGTAAACATAAGGAAATGCTCGATTCTTTTACAGCTGATAAAGATAAAGAGCTGCCTAAATTAATCGATGAAAAGAAAAATATAATTGTGATGATGAAGAATAAAGAGCTGAGTATCGATGCGCGTTTAGATTTGACTGACAAATTAGCTATTTTGAAAAAAAATATAACGGCGCTAAAGAAAAAAGAAAAAATATATCTATTAAATAACTCGGCTTATATTTTTGATTATTTTGAAAATAAGAAAAAAATCGCCGATTGTGAAAATAAAACGACTCTGCTGGATGATTTTTTTAAAATTAAGAATATGGATATGACCTTGAGCGAACAATTAAATAACGAGAAGCGGAATATTCAAACCTACATGGCCAATGTCGATGAATCGTTTTTAGATATTAACCACTTTGTAGTGTCGACGGATGTCTGCCGAGTTTGTAATAAAGGAGAGATGATTGAAATTGATTATGAAGGCTTGCTGGTGTGTAATGTCTGCTCCAATAGTATCCGCTATTTAGTCGAAAATGAGAAACCGTCGTATAAAGAACCGCCGAAAGAAGTCTGTTTTTACGCATATAAACGTATTAACCATTTCCGCGAGATCTTGGCGCAGTTTCAGGCGAAAGAGACGACGCAAATTCCCGATGAGGTGATTGAAAATATCATTCAGCAAATCAAGAAGGAGCGGATCGATATCAGCAGCATGACGAATAAGCGGACAAAAGATATTTTGAAGAAATTGGGCTATAATAAATACTACGAACATATCCCCTTTATTAAAGATAAATTGGGCATTAAACCGCCCATCATGAGTTCAGAATTGGAGAATATGCTGTGTAATTTGTTTATGGATATTCAAGCGCCATATGCGAAATTTTGCCCGGATGATCGAGTGAATTTCCTCAATTATTATTACACGGTATACAAGATGTGCGAATTGTTGAATCAGTGCCAATTTTTGCCGTATTTTCCAATGCTGAAAGATCGAGAGAAACGAATTGAACAAGATGAGATTTGGAAGAAGATTTGTGGAGAATTGGGGTGGGAGTATATTCCGACTGTCTAATGGGGGGTTGGCACCCCCCTAGCCCCCCCATTTGAGTATATCCCCACATTTTACCATAATGGGGGTCCGGGGGCAAAGCCCCTGTTGAAAGGACTTAAACATAATTTACTTCTATCACCAATGGCTTCCACAGTCGATTATAATTACACACACATTGTGATTGTTGCGGATAAGTCGGGCTCGATGAGTTGTATGGAGGATACGCCGCGACTGAAATTAAACGAATTTATCAAAGAGCAGCAGGCGCAGCCAGCAGAGCAGCAGGCGCAGCCAAGCAAAGTCACATTCGATTGTTGGGCATTTAATGATCATTGCGATTTATTGTTTGAAAATAAAGCTGGCGAGGAAGCGGTTATTGATAGAGACGCTTTAATGCCAGCTGGGGGGACAGCGCTCTATAGTTCGCTCGGGCATATTATCGAAAAGACTGGCGAAAAGTTGGCACAGGTGCCCGAAGGTGAGCGGCCAGGGCGTGTGATTGTTGTCATTTACACTGATGGCGAGGAAAATTCGTCCAAAGCTGAATATGGTGGAGAGGCAGGGCGTTTATTACTGAAAAGCAAGATTGAACATCAACAAACGGTATACAATTGGGTATTTATGTTCTTGGGATCGAATATTGATGCGGTACAAAATGGCACCAGCATTGGTATAACGCGGCAAACGTGTCTGAATTATAATTCCAGCGAAAATGGCTACCATGCGGTATTTCGCAGTGCCTCACAAGCTGTCGACCGTTTCCGAACTAGTGAACCGACGGAAGACCGCGAAGAAGTTTTAAAACGGGTGGCGTTTACGGAAACAGATCACGAGACAAATCAGATGCCGAGCATCCAGCGCAACTCATGTATGGAGCGTATGCCGAGCAACGCACATATGTCACGTATAGGCTCTACCGATATTTACTAAAATAATTTAAGATAGATAAATTATTTTAGGGGCAAAGGGCTCTGCCCCTTCAACAAAGGGCTCTGCCCCTTCAACCCCGTCATAAAGGGCTCTGCCCAGCTTCTTACGTTTCCCTCCATAGGGGAGTGTCTACTCTTCATCTAAAACCCACCTGGGAAGTGGACCAAGTTGGCACCAATACCGAAGCCTGCGCCGGATCGCGCACTGACACCCATACTTGGCACATAAGTGTCTAAAATACTAAAGGTGGCGGCCGCCGTCAAGGCGATCAACGCAATTTCGTCGAATTTCAAAGATTGTTGCGGAATCGCGAACGCCGCAATCGCCACCATCAAACCTTCTACTAAATATTTAATCGCCCGTTTGATCAATTCTTTTACATCGAGTCCCAACATATTTATATTAATTGAAAAGAAAAAAACCCAAAGGGTTGATATTAAAAAACCCAAAGCAAAGGGTTGATATTACAAAATATACCAACTGTTAATTTATATAGACAAAAACAACTTAAAATACTCTTAATTATATGTTATATAAACATGGCGAATATTGAAATGCGTTTAAATGTGGACGGTTCAGTGAATAAGAAGTATGTTGATGTCTTGGATGAAGATAAGCCGATCGCTGGCCAAAAATTCGCCTGCGTTTCTTTCATCTCTCCTGAAAATATAATTAAACAACGCGAAATGTATAATTTCCAGCAATTCCTAAAGCAATGGGATATGAATAAATCGCTCGAAAAATTCAACCATTTTCTTAGTTTTTTGGCGTATAAATATAATCTCAATACGACGAATGTCATGGCCGATTTACAAGAATTCTGTAAAGACGAAAAAGAGAAATTGTTTGCGTCTACGTTAGAGGACGATTTTAAAAATTACATTGACGCAAATGAGACCACTTTAGCGGAAGGTTATAACAAGGCACACGGGTTTCAGACGAGCGTGCGAGGCTTGAAAGTGCGCGGTAGTTTTCCCACGCAAGAAGAGGCCGAACTGCGCTGTAAATTGTTGCGGGAAGTCGATCCGAATCATGACGTGTATGTTGGGCCGGTCGGTTTGTGGATGCCTTTTCATCCCGAGTCATATAAGACGGGCCGGGTGGAATACATGGAGGAAGAATTGAATCAGCTGATGCTAGAGAAGAATAAGAACGAGTCTTCGGCGAAAGTCGAGTTTGATAAACGCGTCCGCGAGACGAAGGAAAAGGCGATGGAAGAGAATAAGAAAAAGGCGTTGGCAAGCGGCAATGTGTTGACCCAAACGATTGATAGCGAAGGCAATCTAGTGAGCGTCAAACAAACGGATATCTCGGTGGCCGATTTGCGGAAAGAATTGTTTGAAGGAGAGAATGTGGTGATTGATTATAAGAAATCCGATCACGGCTTGAGTAAGATTGC